GACAAAGCTAACTACTTTGCATTTAAGGTTGATGATATTGAAGAAGCACATTCACATGTGAACTTCCAACAACTAGCATCTGACCGTGCGGCATACCGTTTGGCTGACCAGTTTGACCAAGATGTACTTGGTTACTTAACTGGCTTTAAACAGTCTGCTATTCATGGTACACCAGATACAGTAAACACAACCACTAACGGTTCTGTAGCTGTGTCAACTGCTGGTTCAGATGAGTTATTAGCATCAATGAAACTTGATGAAAATGACTTTGGTGGTTCTGGTGGAGCTGCACTTGCACTTCAGCCTCGTACTGGTGGTGCTACTGATTCAACACCTGCCTCTGGGGATACATTCCCATTGACAGTTATCGCTCGTATGTCACGTTTGCTAGACCAGCAAAATGTTGATTCTACTGGGCGTTGGTTGGTTGTTGACCCAGTGTTCATGGAACTATTGAAAGACGAAGATTCTCGTTTATTCAATGCTGACTTTGGTGGTTCTGGTCTTCAGAACGGTCAGGTTAGTACACAGATTCATGGCTTTACTGTGTACACCTCTAATAATCTTCCTTCTGTTGGAACAGGTCCGTCCTTTACTGGTACGAACTCTACTACCAACTACGGTATGATTGTTGCAGGACATGATTCTGCTGTTGCTACCGCAGAGCAGATTAACAAGACCGAAACATATCGTGACCCTGACAGCTTTGCTGACATTGTTCGTGGTATGCATCTATATGGTCGCAAGATACTTCGTCCTGAAGCTCTTGTTAACGCCAAATATCACTTGGCATAGGGGGGATTGAAAAATGGCTTTAGGTGATAATACTCTCCAAGCAGCACGTGGCAATTCGCAACGTGGTCGCAATCCTTACTTTGTTCAAACGGAATTAGATTTTGCTACAGCACTTTCAGATAAAGGTACTGCCCTTGCTGCCGCTGATGTAATTCCAGTTATTGCTGTCAAAAAAGGCACAATGATTTTGAACGTAGGTGTTGAGACTGTTACTGCTACTTCAGCAGGAACATCCACAATCGATGTAGGTACAGGTGTTGATGCTGACTGTTTTGTAGACGGTTACAATAACGCATCTGGTACAGCCGCAGGTACTGTTTCACAGAACCCTGCCGCTTATCAACCCATTATGTGTGTGGCAGATGACAACATTGATGTTACTCTAGCTACACAATCAAGCACAGCTTTGACTACTGGTAAAATCAGAGTCTGGGCAGTGTTGATGGATTGTACTGACCAAGGTAGTGACATGACTGCTCAAGAAGTAGACCGTGACGCACTTGCTTAACTTAACTAGGGGGCAGGGCAACTTGCCCCTTTAACCTTTTTATATAGGAGATTGAAATGGCTGTTACTACTGCGATGTGTAATAGTTTTAAGCAAGAACTGTTAGGTGGTATTCACGACATGGATACACACACCTTAAAAATTGCTTTAATTAATGGAACTAATGATGATTATAACAAAGCAACTACAAACTATTCAGACGTAACAGGTGGTGGCGGTAACGATGAAGCATCTGGCACAAACTATAGTGCAGGTGGTCAAAATCTTGATGGAGCATCTATTGCTCTAACAAATGATACCGCACACGTAAGTTTTACAGATGAAGTTTTTAGTAATGTAACTTGCTCTGCTATTGGTGCGTTGATATATAATTCTTCTGCGTCTAATAAAGCAGTTTGTACAATTAGCTTTGGTGGTACTGTTAGTGCTGTTGCTGGTGATTTAACAATTGACTTTCCTGCCGCTGGTGAAAGCACATCTATAATAAGAATATCTTAGGATAAATAACCATGTCTGTTACCTTAAACCAAGCCAAGTTCGGTACTGGTGTATACGGTACAGCAAAATATGGTCAGTTTATTGTTGATATAAATCTGGGTGTCACAGCTACAGGTACGGTTGCTTCTGTTGAACCTCAAGTAAAAGTTTCAGCAACAGCAGTTACTGCATCTTTAGCTATTGCAAGTGTAAATGTCACAGTAGCACCAACAATATCTGCAACACCAGTTACTGCATCTTTTGCAATAGCTACCACAACTAATGTAGATATACAGGAAGACCCTTCCAGTGGGGCTACAGCTACATTTGCTATCACATCTGTGGCTGTTAATATACAGGAAGACGTAGGTAGTGTATCTGCTTCTACTGCTATATCAACATCTACAAATACAGCTATACAAGAAGATGTAGGCAGTGTATCTGCATCATTTAGTCTTGCTTCTGTAAGTATAGGTAATATAGACGCTCCAACGTCAGGTGTTTCAGGTTCTACTAATACTCCAAGTCTGCAAGTAGATGTATCTACAAATACTGTAACAGGTGTTAGCGCATCTACAGTTATAAGTACAGCTACTCAAGCAATATCTAATAGTGCTACTGTTGATTTAACAGGAGTTAGTGCTACAGGTTCTTTTGCAATAACTGCCACTGGAACAGACTTAAACTCTCCTGAACTAACAGCAGTTACAGCTACAGGCACAATAGACTCTGTTGGAATAGGTTCAGAAGTTACTATAAGCAGTGCTGCTACAGCAACAGGTGCTATCGCTGGGCTAACACTTAACATAACAGAAGTTATGCAAGCTGTTACAGCAACAGGTGCTATAGGAACAGTAGAGCCACAAACATCAGAAGCTACGGAAAGTGCTACAGCTTCTATTGTTGTTAGTTCGTTAAATCAAGTTAAAGTATTAGAAAGACTGCAAGCAGTTACAGCATCAGGTGCGATAAATACTTTAACACAAGTTAAAACAAGTGCAGGGTTAGATACTGTTGAAGCACAAGGAGCAATAGCTTCTGTAGGTATTGCAGTTGACTCACCAACACTAACTACAATACTAAGTTCGTTTACTGTTGCAAGCATAGCCCCTGATATAACTGAAGTAACAGATACTGTATCAGCAACAGGAGTTATAGGCACAACATCTGCAACAGGTGTACAGTTTGACTTTGAGGCTGTCAAAGAATTATACGATAGATTTAGAACAGTTTATGTAGAGGGATTTACACAAACATCTTCAGAAAGAACTGTGTATGTTCCTACAGAATTAAGAAAGATTTATGTAGAGAGATTTTCTACATCAGCAGAAAGAAGAGCAAGAGTCTCAAAAGCCGCATAGGAGATATAGATGTCATTTCGTTGGCCTGTTTAAGACCCAGATGAAACATTAGATTACAGTGTAGATTGGTCTAGGTTTTTAGGCACAAACACAATATCATCTGTTGTGTGGTCTGTTGAAACACCTGAACGCACTAAAACAACTTTAGCTGCAGGACAAACTTTAACTACAGCATCAAGCAGTGCAGTAACAGATAGTATACAGAATGTATCTCAAACTAATACTACTACTGTTGCTACAATAAATATAGCAGGTGGTGTATTAAACAGAGAATATATTTTTACCTGTCAGGTTACAGATAACACATCTAGTGTAGCAGAACGTACCGTTAAACTTGTTATAAGAGAGAAATAATGGCATATGATTTTTTAGAACTTGTTAATGAAATTAATAGAAGACTAAATGAAGTTGAACTAACAACAACTAACTTTGCAACTTCTAAAGGTTTTTATGCTCATGCGAAAGATGCAGTTAATGCTTCTATTAGATACATGAACCAAGCTGAATATAATTGGCCTTATAATCATGTTGAGCAAGAAGACACACTAAGTGTAGGAGTTAGCCGATATGCTTTTCCACATGATTTAAAAGTAATGGATTTTGGTAGCTTTAGAATAAAAGAAAGTTCTACACTAGGAAATAGCACAGAAAAATTAGCACCTCTTGCATATGAGGAATATCTTAATAAATTTGTAGAGCAAGAGTATTCATCTGATTCTGCACTACGTGGAATACCTTTATCTGTAATACACGCACCTTCATTAGAGTACATAGTAACACCTGCACCTGATAAAGCCTATACTGTTGTGTATGAGTATTATCGTATTCCTGTTGACTTATCATTACATGATGATGTGCCAATAATACCAGAAAGATTTAAACACATTATTGTAGATGGTGCTATGCATTATGCATATTTGTTTAGAGGCAACACTCAAGATTCAGTAGTAATGAAAGAACGATTTGAAGAAGGCATTAAGAACATGCGTTCTATGTTAATTAATCGTTATCACTATGTACGTTCAGGTATGATTATGCGTTCTTCAGGAACAACAAGTTTAGGAGATGCAAGAGCAAGTGCTGGTGGAGCATTTTATTAATGGCTGATAGATGGCAAACATATTCACTAGAGTATGCAGGTGGTTTAATTACAAATTTATCACCCTATCAACATGGTATTAAAGCCCCCGGTTCTGCTCGTATATTACGTAACTTTGAACCTTCTGTGTTTGGTGGATACCGTAGAGTAGAAGGATATGTAAAGTTAGGTGGCACTTCTACTAATATACCTGTAGTTCCTAATTCTGGTTTAATTAGAGGTGTGTTAAAGTTTGGTTCTAACTTTCTTGCATTTAGGGGTGATGATTTATTTTTATGTGATGGTCAAGCATCTACAAGTTCGTGGACATCTGTAACTAATAATTCAACATATGGTAGCGCAGGAGTTGTAATAGGTGGTTCAGGAAAAGTACGTTTTTTAAAATATAACTTTGATGGCACAGAAAAACTATTTATAGTAGATGGCACAGGAAAACCATTTAGATTTACAGGAAGTGCATTTGCACAATTAAGTTCACTACCTACTGATACATCTGGTGCAAGCCATGTTGTAAATTTTAAAGGACATATCTTTTTAGGTAATGGCACTAAGCTAGTTTATTCTGCACCACAAGATGAAACTGATTTTACTGTAGCAAAGGGTGGCGGTGTTTTTAACATTGGGGATACTATAACAGGTTTAGTTGTTTTCCGTGAACAGTTAATTATTTTTACTAGAAGTACTATAAGTGTTTTACAAGGTAGTAGTGTATTAGATTTTACATTACAGCCTGTGTCAAGAAATTTGGGATGTGTGTCTGAAGACACAATACAAGAAATAGGTGGTGATATTATATTCTTAGGACCTGATGGATTAAGAGTATTTAGTGCTACAGATAAAATTGGTGACTTTGGATTAGCTGTTATATCAAAACCAATACAGACAGAAATGTTAGATTTAACATCTTCTAGTCCAAACGGTTTCTCTAGTATTGTAATAAGAGAAAAAAGTCAGTATAGAATATTTGGATTTAATACATCTACACAAGATAATGCAGCAAAAGGTATTGCAGGTACACAGTTAGAAGATGGTATTAAATGGAATGACCTTAGAGGTTTTAATGCTCATGTAGCATTTAGTGAATATGACTTTGGTACAACAGGTGCTTCAGAAGTAGTTTTATTTGGTAATGCTACAGGTTTTGTATATCAAATGGAACAAGGTAATACACAAGATGGTGGGCATATAAATGCTACTTTTGCTACACCTTTTATACCGTTACAAGACCCAGAGGTAAGAAAGACAATATATAAAGGAACTACATATTTAGATGTTAATGGTTCGTTTGATTTAGAGTATTCTTTAAAGTTTGATTTTGACCAGCCTGATAGTGTTCAACCCGATTCTACTTTGACTACAGATTCTGCGGCTTCTGTAACTTATGGTGAAGGTGTTTTTGGAACATCTTTATTTGGTAACAAGCAGAAAGCAATATACGAAGTTCAAACAGTAGGTTCAGGATTTACTGTATCTTTACTTTACGAAACAACAGGTTCAGGAACAGATGCAGTGTTTTCAATAGATTCAGCAACACTAGAATATGCAGTAAACGATAGGAGATAAAAATGGGTACTGGTTATGTTCGTAATGATACAGGCAATAACATTGCTGATGGAAATACAATTAATGCTTCGGACTTAGATGGAGAGTTTGATGCTATTGTTGCCGCGTTTAATGCAAGTTCAGGTCATAGTCACGATGGCTCAACAGGTGAAGGACCTCCTATTGCCGCGGCTGGTATAGCAAATAATGCTGTTGAATTAGGAACTAAAACTACTGGTAACTATGTAGCAACTATAACTGCTGGTACAGGTTTGGCATCTACTGGTGCTACATCAGGTGAAACTATAGCCCATACGTTATCTGTAGATTTATCTGAACTTACAGATATGACACAAACAATAGTAGGTACAGATGAGTTTATCGTTTTAGATAATGGTGCTGATAGACGTAAAGCAGCAAATGAAATACCACTTAGTATTTTTGACAACGACAGTGGTTTTACAACTACATCAGGTACAGTTACTAGTGTAGCATTAACTGCTGGTAATTTAATAGATATTTCTGGAAGCACTATAACTTCTTCAGGTACATTTACAGTTAATGTAGATTTATCTGAGTTGACTGATATGACTCAGACAATTGTGACAGGAGATGAGTTTGTTGTTCTTGATGATGGAGCGCAAAGGAGAAAAGCCGCAAGTGAAATACCATTAAGTATATTTAACAACGATAGTGGCTTTACAACTAATACAGGTGACATTACAGGTGTTACAGCAGGAACAGGACTATCAGGCGGTGGTTCTTCAGGTGGTGTTACATTAGCATTAGATTTTTCTGAACTTACTGATATGACAGGAGATATTTCTGGAACTACAGAGTTTATCTTACAAGATGGTACAACTGAATCGCGTAAAGCGGCTAGTGAAATTAAACTGTCAAACTTTAATAATGACAGTGGTTTTACAACTACGTCAGGAACAGTAACCAGTGTTGCTTTATCTGCTGGTAATTTAATTGACATCTCTGGTAGTACAATAACATCCTCTGGAACTTTTACTGTTAACGTAGATTTATCTGAACTAACGGACATGACACAAACTATAACTAACTCAGATGAGTTTGTTGTTTTAGATGGTAGTGTTCAGAAAAGAAAACAAGCTAGTGAGATACCCATTAGTATTTTTAACAACGATAGTGGTTTTATTACAAGTTCATCAACATCACTACCCATTGAAAACGATAGTAATGCTACACAGTTTACATCAACTAACAGTACAGGCTTACAGTTTGCTGCTGGTGGTTCAGCTAGTGTAGCTTTTGATGCTACAAATAAACGAGTAACCTATACAGTTACTGAATCAGACCCTGCGGCTTTGGCTTTTGCTATAGCATTAGGTTAAATATTGCTTGACAAAACAGTCAAAGTATGATATAATTATACACAGTTAGGAGTATAAACAATGGCAAATGCTTTCTTATCAGAAACAGATAAAGAAATAGGCACTGGCACAGCTACCATTTTTACTTGTGGCTCATCTACTGAATCTACTATAATTGGTTTAAGTGTTGCAAATAGAGTAACATCACAGATACTTGTTGATGTTGAGCTAGATGCTTCAAATAGAACTAGTGGTTCAGAGGATAAAGTGTTTCTTGTAAAAGATGCACCTATTCCTGTAGGTGGAGCATTAGTAGTAATTGGTGGCGACCAGAAGGTTGTGCTTGAGCCGGGTGATACTATTAAAGTAACATCCGACACAGCTTCATCTGCTGATGTCGTTCTTAGTCATCTTGACATTACATAAGGATATATAATATGCCTTACATTGGTGGAACACCCACAGCAAATTTTACAGACGTACCTGTTGTAGAAAGATTTAATGGTAATAATTCTACTACATCTTTTACTTTATCTCGCACAGTAGGTGCAGATGAAGATATACTTGTTTCTGTAGATGGTGTTATTCAAGACACAAATAAATATAGTGTATCAGGCACTACTCTTTCTTTTAGCACAGCACCTTCTACTGGTACTGGTAACATTTTTGTAAACTTTCTAGGACTTAGCATTGCAAGTGTAACACCACCTACTGCTAACAAGTCTGACTTCATAGGTGGTGGTATGTTTCGTGTCAATGATAAAACAGTAGGTACGAATGTAACAGTAGGTGG